AGTTCTTTTTTTCTTTCTTTTTCTTCTCTTGCGTGTAGGTTTTTCAACCCTTTTTGCATTGCAACCACAATCAAGACTTATCCAGTCAGACTGTGGATGAGAATCTTTTTCAAGAGCTTTTAATCTTTTATGATGAGTTCTAGCTATTCTATCATCATTGAAATCTTCAATCATTTTGTAAACTATTTTAGCTACCCAATTTAAGACTAATTTTTGTAAGATCATTTAAAACTTCCAGTTAATTCCAGTACTAATATCATACTCTTCTTTTCCATAATAAGATTGTTGTTTACCCTCTATAAATACCCCAATATGCTCACTTAGGTTGGTTCCCACAAGAAACCCAACGTCATATTGAACGTCTTCTCCTTCAAAAGCTTTATCTGTCAAACCAACAGAAGCTGGGAAAACGTTTGCCCAAATATGGGAGTAATACTTGTCACCGCCCATATAGAAATCTAAACCGACCATTATAGATAATTCGGCTTGCCATTCTTTTATCTTATTATCTTCATTATACATATTTTCAATATGTGGATAATGGTATTCAAAAAATTCTTCATCACTTCCAGCAACATATTCACCATCAGGATTTTCCCAATAGTAATTTATACCTTCATAAAAATATATCCAATAACCCTCTTCTGTTACAGGATCTGTTTCAATCCATAAGTAATAATCATCTATAATTCCATTTTGATTTAAGTCTATCTCTGGAACCATAAAATCAACATATCCATATTCATATGCTAAATCCCACCAGTATCCTTCATAATCTAATATTGGAGGATGTCCATATACTGGATGAGCTTTAAGAGAGCTACCTAATGTTAAGTTTAAATTCTTTAATTTTAATCTATATCTTGCATCTATAGAAGTAAACTGTAAGTCTCTACTTTGTTTGTCTACATAAGCAATTTTAGCTGCAAAGCTCTTATTTGACCATTTAAGCCAATAATTTTGGTCAATGTACTCATGACCTTGGTTTCTTATAGAACTGGCTGAAATGAGGTATTCTATGCCTTCTACGGCACCAAACAAAGCATTATCACTTAGCTCTTCCTCATTACCATCATAGAAAACATCTCTAGATTGATATGGAAATAAAGCTATCTTTCTAATACCGAAGTTGTACTGATAGTCGTCTTCTACTTGAAAATTTCCATTAACATAGGGAGTGCCCATTGATACAGATCCATACATAGTCGCGTTATCAAAAAAGCCACTAAAAAGAAAACTACTAATCGCCACCAAATATAAAGCACATCTAGTCAGTCGCCCATACATTAAAATCTCCCTCCACTATTATCTTCAACTTTTTTCAATCTTTCCTCATAGTCATTTAGTTTAGATTCTATATTATTTAGACTATTAGTTAAGCTATCAATAGATTTCTCTAAACCTGATAAATCAACTTCTGGTATTTCAATAGGATCCATATTCTTTAAATTTTCCAATTCTTTCTTAATATAAGTTAAGTCAGATTTTAATGGTTTCAAATCATTAACTAATTCTTTTATTTCTTCAAATGTCTTATCATATTCTTCAAGTTTATAAGTAATGATATCAAGGTTTCCTGCATTTTTAATACTTGTCACTTCATTTGCTATCATATCATATTCAAGCCTACTAGGACTATTGCTAGATTTTAATTCATCTATAGCACTATTCATCGTAAAGTAGATACCACATCCTGAGACAATCACAGCACCCATAGTTATTAAAAATTTTAAATCAAAAGTAAACTTACTACTTTCTCCTATCTCTGTTGCTTTTGGCATAACAATCTCCTGTTCTTTTTCCATTGATTGATCATTTAAAGCTTCTGCTACATCATCAGGAGTAACATATCCTTCTTCAATCAAAACTTTTCCTAAGGGTTGTGGCTTATCTAGCATAATAGCACTTTCTGCTTGCTTTCTTAAAGCTGTCTTTAATTGCTTTTTATTAATAAAGCCTTTTAGTAAAAGTAAATCGCCTATTTTCATTTATCTTTTTTACTTCCCTCATTTATCATTTCAGTTAATACTTCAATAGCACCTTGACATTTAAGAAAAATCTCTTTTGCTTTTTCTTGTTGTTTAGTCAAGTTTTCAACTCTTTCTTTTATAGTCATTATGACTGAGTTCCTACAATTGTTCCATCACCAGTATCAGTTGGTAAGGAATTATGTATTCTTAATTTACCATCATCATCAACAAATAAATATGATGCAGTTCCATCATCTGAGAACATTTTAATACTAGGAAATTCAGCAGCACCTTTTCTTGCTAGAATTAAATGGCCTTCAGTCTCTCCATCATCTCCAATAGTTACTTGACATGGTGTATCATTAGTAGTATCTCCAAAAAACTTTATATTATTATTTCCTGAATTAATAAATATAGCAGTTGAATTAATCTCTTCATTATATATTTGTAAACTTTCACTAGAATCCATGCCTATTTTCCAACCATCAGTATCTCCTGTAGAGCCAGTTGTACTATTCATAAAATGTAACCAACCACCATCAGAATCAGAGCATACTAAGTGCATAGCCATAGCTCCTCCTCCGTCATGATTGAATATATATTTACCAGTACCATTAGTATCAAATGTCATACTTCCATTAGTATCTGTTGTTGATATAGTATTTCCATTTATATTAATATTGTCTACTTGTAAAGCAGTTAAAGTACCCAAGGATGTTATATTTGTTTGAGCTGCAGTAGCTAGTGTACCTGTTATATTTCCTGTTGCTTCAATGGTTCCAGCAACTGTTAAACCTCCACTCGCTAAAGTCATTAAATCTGTATCACTTGTATGTCCTATTGTAGTACCATTAATGATAACATTATCAACAGTTAAAGTTGATAACGTACCTAAAGATGTTACATTTCCTTGTGCAGCAGTTGCCAATGTTCCAGTTATACTCCCTGTTGCAGTAACAGTTCCATTTACAGTTAATGCTCCACTTGACAAAGACATCAAATCCGTGTCACTACTATGTCCTACCGTTGTGCCATCTATAACAATATTATCGACTGTTAATGATGCAATAGTAGATGTACTTGTTCCAGTAGCTGTTTCTCTTGTCCAGGTAGTCATAAATTCTCCTTAAAAATCTTGTGGCTTTATTGAGCCTATTGATTGATAATTATTCTTAGAAAACTTCTTAGCTTCTCTTAAACCTTTTTCATATTCACCATCAAAATATTGAGCATTATTTAACTCCATATTTCTAGGATCTTTATAGCCCATAGCTATTGTTTTGTAAACAATAAGTTCATGAAATTGCTCAGGTATTTGACTCCAAGAAGAGGCTAAAGAATTAACTGATAAATCAGCATCTCTTGAAATAGCATATATTCTTAAATCTTTTGCTTGTGAAATAGATTTCCAATCAGATGTATAACCATCTTTAGTAGCAGCATTAGTAGCTTTTTCAACTATACCAATCTTTAATAACTTATCTATATACCAAGCTCTTTTTATTTTATTTGCCATTATCCTGTCTCCGATGTATCATCATCTATTATAGGTTTTCCTATTAACATTGGAATCTCTATATCATTAAGCCAGATACTTTGTATCTTAATTATCTTATTATCTAAAGTATAATATCTTTGATCAGCTACAGTAGAAGTAGTATAACTATCTTTAACTATTTCCGTTCTAGCACAAAAATCATCTTTAGCTCTATTTAATAATTTTATAGCTTCAGTCTCTGCTATATGAGGGTGATGTTGATTTATTAGTTCAATCATTTCTTTTGTTGTCATTATTCTGCTCCTGAAGGTTTCTCAGGATCCGTAAATCTAGCCATTTCTTTTTCAAAAGAAGTTTGTAAACTTTGAATCTGAGTTCCTACTAATTGTGCTAATTCAGTATCTTCATCATCTTGAATAAAGTTACTTATATAAGCATTTAATATATTTATGCAAGATTTCAATACTATACTATGAATTAATGTTCCAGGTAAATAGTGGCTAGTATTTAATGTTGCATATGTAATAGCAGATAAATCAGTACTATTTGTTGCGTATGAAAAATACCATATCTTTCCTCTTTGAGTACTTCCAGGTTCAGGTAATATCTTAAGAGTAGCTGCTCCATCATTCTCACTATCAAAATGATATATAGGGCTATGAACAGTTGCATAATAAATACTACCAGAATCTCCAGCCATTGCAAAAGTTTGTCTATCTACAGGGTTACATTCTCTTTCTATACCCCCTGTATCAGAATCAACTCTTGTTACTTTTAAAATCTTACGATCTTCAACAAGCCATTCTGAATTAGACTGAAGCACTCCTGGAGTTTTAGAATATTTAAG